GCCACAGGGCCAGGCCGGTGCCAGTGATGTTGTCGAACACTTCCGGCGATACGCCAGGGAGCGAGACGGTCAGCTTCCAGCTCGATGCTGCCGACCCCGCAACCAACGAAGCACTGAGCGAGTTGCCAAGGGTGCCGGTGTAGAACGCGGTCAAGGTAGCGCCGGTTGCTGCTGCAGTGTCTTTCAGCGTACTGGTGGCGGCAGTATCGGTGCCGTCGGTGACCCGTACGGCGCGGATATTCGAGGCGCCGCCCTGGATCGACACGGCCATCGCAGTGCACAGGTCATACTTGCGCACGGTCTGGGTGCCGAACTTCTGCGAGGCATCACCGGGCGAGCCGATCAGCGTAGCGCTATTCACCGGCCCCCAGTCGGCGATACCGACGATGCCGAGAATGTCAGTCGCCACGCCGTTGATATAACGGGTTTTCGGTGGAACGATCTGGATGTAGAGATCCGGGGCCTGAAGTGCCGCCGTGTTCAAGCTGCCTGCCGGGTAAATGGGCATGGCGTCCTCCTAATGAAAAAGCCGCCTCAGCGGGCGGCTTCTTGTGTGTGGGTTTCGCTTGTTAGGCGCTGGCGACTTTCAGGACCTTGCCGTCGCAATCGCCGGCCAGGACGGCAGCGACTTCGGCGGCATCGGAAATTTCTTGGCCGACGTGATAGTCGGCGAAGGCAAACTTGACGATCAGCCTGTATGGCGATGGCGCCGCTTTCGTCTTCACAGCTGGAGCATCGGATGGATCGGAGCTCATGGTAGGCCTCAAGGGTTTTTAATGATTTCAGGAAGCCCAGTCAGGGCGTTATCGATCTCCAGAACCGGCGCAATAGTCTCAGCCGCCCGCATCGTCTGCGTTGTGGCGTAATCGATCATGTAGAACAGGTCGATCCGGTACAGATCAGCCTTCTGCAGCTGGTCGGTCATCAACTGGCCATTGCCGGTGATCACGCCGAACGAGCCGTCAATGAACGAGATGTTGTTGCCGTCGGACAACGCAGAATCGAGCGGGCTTGCCACTGCGTCGCGTGCCTGCGGGCTGTTGGCCCACACGGTGATCTGCAGCGGTTGTTCCTGCCGCTTCGTTTCCTTGTAGGCACTGCCGAAACCGCCGACCCGAGCAAAGACATCGTGAGCGCCGGTGACCGTGATGGCCGGGCCAGCACTCGAAGCGCCAGGGATCATCGACGCCAGGGCCGTGGCGGCGCTCGTGAGCGTGTCAGACTGCTGAACGGCATATACGTAGCTGAAGCCGTTCAGGTTGATCAGGATGTTCTGCGGCGAGATCGTGCCTGATAACGTCACAACCGAGCCGACGACCGTCATCACCAGCGTGTGCACCGGCGCCGTGAGTGGAATCCACGCTCTGCCCAGGTAACGGGTGGTCTTGCGGTCCTTGCCGTGCGGGTAGATGCTGATGTGTGCCCAGTTGGCGGCGAGATCCACCTCTAGCTGGTTCGGCACAGGCCAGCCTGGGTAAACCCTGAGCGGGATACCTGCAACGCTTGGCTGCCCAGTGCCATTCGGATAGACGATGGCTGCTACCTGGGCTGCTACCTGCTTCAGTACGTCGGTAAGGCTCGCCATTACGACAACTCCCAGTCTTCAGCGATGAAATCTTCGAAGCTGAAGGCGTACGGATAGCTTTCAGGGTCGTGCCGGCGGTGAATGGTAAGTCCAAGGCCGCTGTAGCGAATGTAGGCCTCGCCATTCCACGACTTGCGCGAAGCGCTGGCCGCCGGGCTTGATTGGAGATGTTCGCGAAACTCACTCCCGGTGTCCGTCGTCATACCTGCGCCTGCATTGCGGTGATGCGCCAGCCCATATCGGTCAGTTCAGCGCTCGAAATCACGTATTTCCGGCCAAGTTCGCATCGGATCACGTCGCTGGTGCGCAAAACGATGCCTGGATAGGCGGGCATGAGGATCATCCACCAAGGCGTTTTTACGTCCAATGGCAGCTTGACGTCGTTCGTCTCGCCCTTCGTGCCCTGCAAGATGCTTGCGGGCCAACCTTGCATCAGCGACACCTCGGTCGCCCGGGTGCCGCCTGAGTACGCCCCGAGACCGATACCCTGGTCCTGGGCATCGCGCAACACGCTCACGGTTCGATTCGTCTGCACGCAGTAGATCGGCAGAGTGTCCTGCATGGCGGCGATGAAGAATGTACCTTGCCGGCCCACCAGGAAATCACCCACGGCGAACTGGCGGCCATCAAACAGGCCAAGCCAAGTCGCCTCGCCGTATTTGTTCGGCGCGCTGTACGTGAACTTGGTCGTGAAAGAGGCAGGCACTGTTCGCAGAACGGTTGACGACAGCGGGTTACTGGCGCTGGTGGCGCGAAATTGCTGGTAGTCGAAACCGATACGCTTGGCTGCCTTGCCATAGCCGATGTAAATCTTGTCCTGGAGCTTCAGGCCGTCCATGTCACCCCCTTGCCAGGCTGATGCCGCCATTGCCGAGGGACGGCCCCGGCGGAACGCCAAGGAAGCCGCATAGCTCGCGGCGCCAGATCCGATAAAGGCTCATCCGGTCGGACACTTCGTTCTTGTTGTGTACCCACACCGCAGCCTGGTCGGTGTCCAGGTTCTCAGTGGAGGAAAGAACGTCAGCTTCCAGACCGCCGAGCTTGGTAAGGAAGCTGGTCATGGTGACCTCCTCCTCAGGGCGCAGGCTATCGAGCCGGTGATTCAGCGTCTGCCAAATCATCGGCGCCACCCAGCCCCAGGCGGTGTCGCGGCGGTCATCGAGCGTCACATCGCCTTGCATCGGGTAACCGGCGTAGCGGCGGGCGTCCGACTTTTGCTGATCAGTAAGCATGTTCGGCTCCTGCTGCTATGTGTTTGCCATACGGCGCGTTATTCGGCAGCGTCCAGCAAGGCCTGAAGGGTTGCTTGATCAGCATCGACTTCGAAGGCGATGCCCTTTTCAGTCAGTTTGGCCTTGATGTCTGCGATAGCAGCCTGAGCCTCATGCTCGTCGAGCAGTGCTTGCAGCGAATCACGTGACGCATTGCCCTTGAACTCGATGTTGAGTGCGGTCAGCTTGGCCTTGATCTCAGCCGCGGTCAGCTTGACCTTACCGTCACCGCCGGACGAATCGCCCAACAGTGCGTGGAAATCTGGGTTGAAGTCGGATTCTTCGATCAACACGAAGTCGCCCTGACCTTCTCCCCATGGTTGAACTTGGATAACTGGCATGCGTTATTCCTCTTTGATAAGCGCCCGAGGCCGAAGCCCCGGGCGCAATCATTACGCCAACAGCAGCGCGGTGTGTTCTGGCTTGACCATCGCAACACCCCAGGCCAGCGCGATTTCGTACTGGATCTGGCGATACTGCTTGTACAGCGAGATTTCGAACGACAGGCCGCTGACCGGGTCGGTGATGATCATCCGATCCGAAGCGCTGTCGCCGCCCTCTGGCAGGGCCGGTGCACGGGTGGCGACAGCCAGGGCCGAGCGTGCGAACGCCATGTTGCGGGTGGTCGCGGCAATGACGGTGATGGCTGTCGCAGCAGCGGGGATCGCCTTCCGCAGACCAGGGGCCGCCAAGGTGATGGTGCCGCCGTTGGAAACATCAGCATCACCGGACGCGACCACGTATTTGTTGGTGTCGCCCGCGAAGGTGATGACATCGCCCGCCAGCACGGTGCCTGTGCCTGCCGATGCCAGGGCGATCACAGTCGCGCCCACAGCGTACCCGGCGGCGCCGGTTGTGGCAGAAGCGCCAGTCCCTGCGATGACGGTCTTGACCTGGGCTGATTCGCGAATGGCAAAGCCATGCACATCCAGCAGCACGCCGCGGCGCAGCATGCTGGTGTCGGCCGCCTCGTTCGCCTTGGTCAGTTGCCCCAAGGTGCGCATGCTCGCGCCGGCGGTGGTGTCCAGCACCATCTGCAGGTCACTCATCGGGGCGCCGTTGTCCGACAGAATTTTGCGCATCTGCGCGGCTTCGGCCAGGTTGGTGGCGAATGGCACAGTGCCGGGGGTGCCGTAGGCGCGGGACGACTTCAGGCACAGGGCGGCGATGTCGGATTCCACTTCGTTGACCAGAGCACGCATGCCCTGGGCGAGCTGGTCGCGCAGGATCACGTTGTACGAGGCGCCGTTGTTGTCCAGGCCGCGTTTCTCTTCACCGTTCCAGCGCACCGGAACCCGGCGAGCCTTGGTAATGGTCATCGACACGGAGCCGATGGTCTGGTCGCCGTCGTTTGGCGGGGTCACTGCAGGAGTGATGTCGGTTGCAGTTGCAGCCGGAGCCACTGGCGAGGTGACGGTTTGACCAACAGCAGCACGGTCGTAGGTCATGTCAGACGAAACGGCGGG